GCTCACCGCAGCGATGCTGGCGGTGAGCAACGCCAATGCCGGCAAGCCGCGCTACACGTCGATGAACGACTGGCTGGGCGGCGTCGGGCTCGGTGAAGACCCCGGCCTGCCGGGCACCGCCAACGAGCCATTCAACAGCGCCAGCGTGGCGGTCGCCGACGCCTCCGGCGGGGCCAATCAGGCCGACTACGCGCCGCGCAACCTCAACGCCAAGCGCACCGCCGCCAACATGGGCGCGCCGAGCCCCGGCTTCTCGGTCGACACCGGCCGCAACCGTGGCTCGATCGCGCCGCGCCAGCGCTACCCGGAGGCCGGCGACGCGGCGCTGGCCGCGCCGGTGGTCGCCTCGCTGACCCCGAACACCGCCGTCGCGGTGACCGGCCAGCCGCTCACCGTGATCATCACCGGCACCGGCTTCACGCCGTACAGCCGGGTGATCTCCGGCGGCGGCGTCGGGCCACCCAGCTTGCCTTCCTCGTCGACCCGCGCAGCGCCACCGCCGGGGCCATTTCGGTGGCGGTCGAGGATCACGGCGTACTGTCCAACACCAGCGTCAACTTCACGTTCACATGAGCGACACCGCACCACGCCAGACCAACCGCCTGACCGGCACGCTGATCTCCGACAATCAGCAGCACCACCTCGATGCCATCGAGGCGGCCGGCGAGGCCCTCTACGCGGCGATGCACGACGCCGAGGGCTCGGCCATGCCCGATGGGCCGATCGCGCTTCGGCAGCACACCTACGGCTCGCGGCGCATGGCGCACGCGGCGACGCTGCTCGAAACGGCACTGATGTTCGCCAGAAAGGCGGCCCTGCAGTGACCGTGTTTGTCATCCGCGACGGTCGTGTCATCGAGAAGGGCAGCTTCGACGCGGCGATGTCCGACCGCCGATCGATCTTCCCCAGCCCGATGGTGTCGCGGATGACGCCCTTTGAGAGCCCGGTCGACGGGCGCGACATCACCACGTGGCGCGAGCGCGATGCCGACATGAAGCGCGTCAACGCCTGCGACCCGCGCGACCTGCCGCGCGGGCCCTTTGAGAAACGGAAGGCCGACAATGCCCGACGAGCCGCACTCCCCGACTAACGGCGCAGCCGCGCCGACGCCGGGCAAGTCGCTGCGCGAGATCGCAGAGGCCGCCTATGACGAGATCAACACCTCTCCACCTGCGGAGGGCGCGCCGGCCGAGCCGGCTGCGGAACCCGCCGATGGACAAATCACTCGACCGAGGGATAACCTTGGCCGCTTCGCTGCGGCGAAGCCGGGAGAAGCAGCGCCGCCCGCACAGGACGGCACCCAGCCCCGAGAGGATCAAGGCCAGCAGCCGCCACCCTCACCCAGCCCCGGCCCAGCCGGGAGTAGCAGCGAGGCACCGGCCAACTGGAGCGCCGCCGACAAGGAGGCCTTCGCCAAGCTTCAACCGGAGGGGCAGCAGTTCCTGCTTCGCCGGCACAGCGAGATGGAGGGCGACTACCAGCGGCGCGTGCAGGCGAACAGGGCAGCAGCCGAGTTCACCAGCGCGCTCGAACCAATCTTCCGCGATCCGGTCATTGCCGGTTCGCTGCAAGCCAATGCCCTGACGCCCTACCACGCCATTGAGCAGTGGGCGGGCTTCCACCGCCGGGCGATGAGCCCCAACGTGCAGGACCGGGTGCAGCTCGCGTTTGAATTGGCGGCGCGCATGGGGCTCGACCCAGCGGTGTTCGCCCCGAGCCGGCCGGGTGGACCTCAGGGCGCTGCTCTCAGCGAGCAAGACCTGAAAGACCCGGCCATCCGATATTTCGCCGATCACATCGGCAGAACCTCGACCGAAGTGCAGGAGCTGAGGGCCACGCTGCAGCAGATGCGGCAGGCCGATCAGAACCGCCAGAACGCCGAGGCCGTGAGGGTCAACCGTTGGTCCATCGACACATTTGCGGACGAGAAGGGCGCGGACGGCAAGCCGCTCCGGCCCGACTTCGACCAAGTGCTCGACACCATCATCGACCTGTTCAAGGCCAACCCTCAGCGCGACCTGCGCGAGGCCTACGAGACGGCGCGCTGGATGGTGCCAACAACCCGCAATGCCCTCATTGCCGCCGAGCGATCGGCGGTCGAGCAGAAGGCGCAGAACCAGCGGGCGGCACAGGCGGTTCGCTCCAACACGCGCGGCATGACCAGCCCGGTCAGCAAGCCCGCCGGAGATGGCAAGCCCAAGGGCCTGCGCGGCACGATCGAGGCAACTGCAGACGAGATCGGCTTCTGATGATCCTTTCAGGAGCCTGACATGCCCGAACCCAATACTGGCATCACGCAGTTGGTGGCGACCACCATCAACAACTATCACAAGGAGTTTGCCGACAACGTCAGCAACTCCAACGCTATTACTGCGCTGCTTCGGCTTGGTGGCCGGCAGCGTGTCGTCGAAGGCGGCAAGGTGATCTCGACGCCGCTCACCTACGCCGAGGAGACCTTCGCGTGGTACGCCGGCACCGACCTGTTGAGCCGGGCGCTGAAGGAAACCATTTCCGAGGCCGACTACGCCCCCGCCAACGCCGTCGCCTCCGTCACCCTCGACGGCCCGACGCTGGCCAAGAACCGCTCCAAGGAGCGCATTCTCAACCTGCTGGAAGGCAAGCTGACCAACGCCGAAGCGACGATGAAGAACAACGTCACCAAGGCGATCTTCGGCGACGGCACCGTGGCCAAATCCTTCGCCGGCCTGAAGGCCATGGTCACCAATGCCGGCACCGGCATCGTCGGCGGCATCGACAGCACCACGTGGACGTTCTGGCAGAACCAGACCCAGACCATCACGCGGGCGACCGGCCTGCAGTATCCGGCGCTGAAGGCCGGGCTCAATGCACTGTGGCTGAAGCTGGTGCGCGGCACCGAGAAGCCGGACCTGCTGGTGCTCGATGCCGAGTGCTACGGCACGCTGGAAAGCGGCATGCAGGAGAACCAGCGCTACGCCTCGCCGGAGTTGGGCGCGCTGGGCTTCGAAACGCTGAAATACAAGACGGCGGCGACCGTCTACGACAGCGCCGCCACCGGCCTGCAGTACGGCTACATGCTCAACACCAAATATATGAAGTTCGAGATTTACTCGGGCTACAACTTCGAGACCCTCGACCTGCCCGACCAGTCGCCGGACATGGACGCGGTCACCAAGCATATCGGCTTCATGGGATGCCTGACGCTCTCCAACCGGGCGATGCAGGGCCGCATCGTGCTGACCGGCACCTGAGGCTGTCGAAACCGGCGCGGGGGTCGTCCCCGCGCCGCGCCACAGGGAGAAAACCATGGATACCATCGACGCTCTCGTCGTCTTCTCGGAAGGCCTCAAGCAGGACGGCATCGGGCCGGACGGCCTGCCGCTCTATGTCGACGTGCTCAAGGTCACGCTCGGCAAGCCGCCGCTGACGCAAGTGCAGTACGAGGCCGAGGAGGCCGAGAGCTACATTCCGCTCGCGCCGGAGGCCTACGAGAAATTCCGCAAGACCCGCGACGCCCGCGACACCAGCAAGGTCAAGGGCTACCCGCTGGCGATGTGGCCGGTGATGTCGCCGGCCGAGCTGCAGATGCTGGTGGTGCGTGACGTGCTCACCGTCGAGCAGCTCGCCCAGCTGACCTTCCGGCCATCTTCCGACCTGCCGCCGTCGCTGCGCGAACTGGCGGTCAGGGCCCGCGAATTCCTCAAGCTGCAGAAGGAAACCGGCCGCTACGAGGCGGTCGTCAACGAGCTGACCCGCGAGCGCGATGCCGTGGTCGAGCAGCTCAAGGAAGCCAACGCCACGATCTCGGCACAGAACGTCATGCTCGAACAGCTGCGGATGCGTCCGGCAGCCGCATGAGGAAGCGATGCAGCGGGTCAACGTCAAGGATTGCGTTTCGACCGTCTCGCTCGAACTGGGCATCTCGCAGCGCCCGGTGACGGCGGCGGTCGGCTCGACCGATCAGGACGTTGCCCAGCTGACCGCCTTGCTGTCGTCGGTCGCCGACGAGGTGCTGCTCGAACAGCCCTACTGCGACGTGCTCGGCGACGGCTACTGGCTGTCGACGCTGCAGGGCGAGATGCTCGACAGGCCGATGCACGATGACGATGTCATCCTGTTCGATGGCCGGCTGGCCATCGACGGCCTCAAGATGCGCTTCCTGCAGGCCAAGGGCCTCGAATTCGGCGAGGCCATGCGCGACTTCACCAGCCGGCTAAACAAGCTGGCCGCCAAGCGCAACGCGGTGGTCATCGACCTCTACGAAGACGAGGGCCGCATCCAGTGAGAATGCTGCCGACGCGCTACCTCGATCCGCGCCCGGCACGGGTGAAAGAGCAGGCCTCGCAGATCGCTCACCTGACCGCGCCGCTGAGCGGCCTCAACCTCGAAACCAAGCTGACGGTCGGCGACCCGCTGACCGCGCAAATCCTCAGCAACTGGGTGGTCGAGAACGATCGCATCGCCTGCCGCGCCGGCTACAAATTCACCACCCTTCTGACCGGCGGCGCGCCGGTCGAGACGATGATGGGCTGGTATGGCGGCACCGCGCAGGTGCTGGCCGCGCTCGGCGGCTCGGTGCGCAACGCCATCACCGGCACCGCCCTGCACACCGGCTTCGGCGGCAACGACTGGTCGTCGACCAGCTTCGCCAATCTCGGCGACAACACCTACACGGTGATGGTCAACGGCCACGATGGCGTGTGGTCGTACAACGGCACGGCGCTGACCAAGGAGACCGTCACCGCCGTCGACACGTGGATCGTGCCTGACCAGTTCGCCATCACCTTGGTGCATATGAACCGGCTGTGGTTTGCCGACAGCACCAACCTCGCCGTCTACTACCTGCCGCTGCAGGTGAAGGCCGGCGCGGTCAAATATATCCCGCTCAACGCGCTGTTCAAACGCGGCGGCTCGATCCGCGCCATGGCGACGTGGACCGTCGACGGCGGCACCGGCCTCGACGACCAGCTGGTGATCTTCTCCAGCAATGGCGAGTGCGCGATCTACAACGGCACCGATCCCGACAGCGATTTTGCGCTGACCGGCGTGTTCCGCTTCGACAGCCCGATGTCGAAGCACGCCACGGTCAACTACGGCGGCGATCTCTACGTGCTGATCTCGACCGGCGTGGTGCCGATGTCGACGCTGATCCGCGCCGAAAGCGAGCAGCTCGGCAAGGTCGACAAATCGGTGCTGACGCTGTTCCGCGAGGCCGCCATCCTGAGGCGCGGCCAGCCCGGCTGGCAGCTGACGATGAACCCGTCGAGCGGCCGGCTGATCGCCAACGTCCCGCTCGGCGGCGGCCAGTACCTGCAGCCGGTGCGCAACATGCCCAAACCCGTGTGGATGACGTGGGAAAAAATCCCTGCGCGCAGCTGGGTGTGGGTCGGCGACAGCCTCTATTTCGGCGACGACAGCGGCCACATCTACGAGATGCATCCGCGCTACCAGAGCGATCTCGGGCCCGGCTACAACAACCCGATCTTGGTCGACGTGCAGATGGCGTGGAGCCAGTACAAGACGCCCGGCATCAAGCACTTCAAGATGGTGCGGCCCTACCTGCTCACCGATGGCGACCCGCGCCCGCAGCTCGACATGAAAGTCGACTACGACAGCTCGGTGCCCCTCAACACGCCAGACATCAGCTTCGCGCAGCCCGGCGCGACATGGGACGTGTCCGACTGGGATGCCGATTACTGGGCGATTGGGGGAGAGCGGGCCGTGTCGTTCTGGCAGGGTGTTGGAGCGCTCGGCCGGGTCGGCGGCCCGCGCCTCAGGGCGCAGGTGATG